CCCAAGTTTATCCGGCAACCAGAGCAACCTTCTTGGTACAGCGGCTGACCTCAACGAAACTTCGCTTGAGCAGATGTTGATTGAGATTGCGGGTATGACCGATGAGCGTGGTTTGAAAATCGCGGTACGTGGTATGAAGCTTGTAATTCCAAAAGAGCTTCAGTTCATCGCAGAAAGAGTTCTTAACTCTAACTTGCGTTCGGGCACTGCGGACAACGACAACAACGCAATGAAGAATATGGGTATGATTCCTGACGGAGCAGTGGTTAACCACTTCCTGACTGACTCAGACGCATACTTCATCAAGACTGACGCACCTAACGGCTTCAAGTTTTTCAACCGTTCGCCTATTAAAACGGCAATGGAAGGTGACTTCGATACTGGTAACATGCGTTTCAAAGCGCGTGAGCGTTACAGTTTTGGTGTTTCTGACTGGCGTTCTGTTTTCGGTACACCGGGAGCATAAACTGTGCTATAAAGGAATAGTCAATTAACTTTGACATTTCTCCGTAGACATAGAAGGGGGTGACGAAAGTTGCCCCTTTCTTTTTGGGTAGTCTTATTGTATTCTAAAAGTATCCCTGACAGCCGCATGGTGCGACTGACATAACCCGTGACAGGAGATACATATGGGTACTACAACTTTTTCCGGTCCTATTAAAGCCGGAACTATCAAAGAAACCACGGGCACTAGCCTTGGTTCAAACATCAAAAACACTGGCCAAGTCGTAATGGCGCAGACTTTCGCTCTCGATTTATCGGGTGGCGCAGTGGCTGCTTCTGTTACAGACGTTGTAATTCCGGCTAATTCTCAAATTATTGATTGTGTGATCGACGTGATTACTGCGGCGAATACTACAACCAACTTGAGCGTTGGAGACACGGTAGGTGGTGCCGCTACAATTCTGAATACTTTTGCAAGTGGAACCACCGCGGGTCGGAAGTATCCAACTACAGAAGCGGGCGCAGCCTTAGCTTGGGAAGACACGGGGACTGCTGATATTCGTTTGACGGTCACTGGTTCTGCCGGAACAAACGCAGGCGAAGTAAGATTTACAATCTTGTATCAGCAAAACATTAACCTTGCCTAGTAGGGGGTTTTTATGGCCGGTTCTGATGTAAGAGCAAAACGTTTGACTGCCACCGGTTCTGCCGGTGTTGGTCCGGCACGTATTCGTCAAGTTCAAGTTAAAACTACCACGGGTTCACCTCGTATCACTTTTACAGACGGTAACGGTGGAGCTACGGTGTTGGACATGGACTTAGACGCTTCCGATACACACTCTGTCAATATTCCAGACGAAGGTATAAGGGTCAGTGATGTTTATATCTCAGTATTTACAGCGTGTACATCTGTGACGGTTTTCCATAGTTAAAGAGGTATAAAATGGCATCAGATGTAAAAGCAACGTATTTAACCGCGTCGGGAGCCGTTTTTGGTGGTCGAACTCGTGTAAAGGCTATTCATTATCAATGTGGGTCTAGTCCTACGTTAGTTTTAAAAAACGGTTCTGATGCCAATGGAACGACGTTTTTGACTCTAGCCTTTGCTAATAATACCGACGATAACGTTTATATTCCTGATGAAGGCATGGTGTTTCCGGATGGTTGCTTTGCTGTTTTGACTAACGTCACAAATGCAACGGTGTTTTTTAACTGAGTTCTGGTATGGCTACCACAAAAAACGTTACCCGTACTCCTTCGGGAAAAATTAAATATCGTGGAGAAACCTTTGCAGGTTTTAACAAACCAAAAAGAACGCCCGGTGCAAAGAAGAAAAGTGCGGTATTGGCTAAAAAAGGTTCTGAAATAAAACTCGTTAGGTTCGGAGACCCCAACATGTCTATTAAAAAGGACCAACCTAAGAACCGAAAAAGTTTTAGAGCCAGACACTCTTGTGATACGGCAAAAGATAAATTTAGCGCCAGATATTGGTCTTGTAAGGCGTGGTGAAAGGTTGATGAAGGTGGAAGAAGTCTTAGCTAAGTTGGAAAAGCATGAAGCCGAATGTAACCTCCGATACCAAAGGATAGAAGAACGGTTGGAAGACCATAAAAGTTCTTTAAAGTCTCTAGACGTAAAATTGTGGGCTTTAGCTGTTTTAATTTTAATTGCCCCGTTTGTTCAAAAAATTTGGGTGTAACCCTGTGGCCTATTCCAAAAAGTCAAAAAAAGCTTCCTCTAAAAGTAAAGGCAGTAAAATTTGTCCGAAAGGAAAAGCTTGGGCAGAACGAACATTTGACACGTATCCGTCGGCTTATGCTAATTTAGCGGCTTCTAAGTATTGTAAAGACCCTAATTACGCCAAGAAATCCAAGGGTAAGTAATGGGCAAGTTAAAGGATTGGGTAAATGAAGATTGGGTCCGAATTAATAGCCAAGGTAAGATCGCAGGCAAATGCGGTACTTCAAAAAATAAAAAGAATCCTGATAGATGCTTACCGAGAGCTAAAGCAAGTAGTCTTAGCAAGTCTGAGAGAGCTTCTACGGCTCGCAAGAAGAAGCGTGAAGGCGCTAAAGGAAAGCAGGTTGTCGCAAATACTAAAGCGGCGAAGGTCGTAAAAAAAGCTTCGGGTGGTGTGATTGCTAGGGGATGCGGTAAGGTGATGAATAACCGCCGAAAACGTACAAAAGGTTCCGTAACATAATTATGAACGTAGCTTTTTACAATGAACCTGTAGAAAAGGCGATTGTGCAAGAGATTATGCAATGGTCTACAGCAGTGTTAGAAAAGCCTTGTTCGTATTACAACGATCTACCCCCTTGTCCTTACGCCAGAAAAGCTTGGATAGACGATAAAGTCGCTATTTTATTCAAGTATGACGATTCTTATCAGACCTTATATTCGTGTATTTCGCAATTCGATGACAACTTTGAACTAGCCATCATTGTGGATTTAGCTAACGACAAAGAACCCGAAGCCTTCCATGATTACTTTTATGCAATGAACGACTTCATTGCTTCGGGGGTTTTTATTGACAAAGACATTTGGTTAATGGGCTTTCACCCTGACGACGAGGTTACAGAAGCTTCTGAGCAGGCCGAGATTGAAGCTCTAACGGATACCGAATACAGCATGATATTCGTACAACGATTGTCCAAGCTACAAGAAGCAGCAGACAAGTTAGAAAAAAAGGGATATTATGGCAATTACAATGGCGAATACAACGCTTGTGAGATATTTGACAAGCGTCAGCAATTATACAGGAGACTGAAAAATGGCTATGAAACCTCGTAAGAAAAAAGCACCGGCTAAAAAAATGAGAGCAGGTGGAATGGTTAAGAAAATGCGCCCCGGCGGCGGTGGAATGGTTAAAAAGAAGAAGAAATAATGACTGTTTCTAATAGCAAAGATTTCGAACTAGACGTTGCTGAATACGTTGAAGAAGCGTTCGAGCGTTGCGGCCTTGAGGTGCGTACTGGTTACGACCTAAAGACGGCAAAGCGTTCTTTGAATCTATTACTAGCCGACTGGGCTAACCGTGGGTTAAATCAGTGGACTATCAAGCAACGGTCACAAGCATTGACTCAAGGAACCGGTGAATACGCGCTGAATGCAGACATTATCGATGTTTTGTCCGTGGTTATTCGCAGAGACGGCACAGATTATTCGCTAGACCGTCTTAGTCGAGATGAGTATCTGACCATTCCTACGAAAACCACACAAAGCCGTCCTAATCAGTTTTTCTTGGACCGTCAATTGACGCCCAATTTGAAGCTATGGCCTGTTCCAGAAAACAGCACAGATGTTGTTTACTATGATGCCCTTACTCGTATGGACGATGCGGACATTTATACAAACACGATGGACCTACCTTTTAGGTTTTATCCCTGTTTAGCCGCGGGGCTCGCTTATTACATAGCTTTGAAACGTGCGCCTAATCGCGTTCAAATGTTAAAAGGGATGTACGAAGAAGAGTTTGAGCGAGCGGCTACGGAAGATCGTGACAGGTCGTCGTTTAACGTTGTGCCTAGCTTTCAATACAATAGGTCAGGATAATGGCTAAATACGCCTCGGGTAAAAACGCATACGCTATTTCAGACCGCTCCGGCTTCAGATACCAGTATAAGGTGATGAAAAAAGAGTGGAACGGCCTGCTTGTGGGCCCAGATGAGTACGAATCAAAACAGCCGCAATTGGGTCCTTTTCGAACGGTCTCTGATCCGCAGGCCTTGCAAGAGGCGCGACCAGACTCCCCAAACCCAACTAGCGCGTTTCTTGTTATTACTACAAACGGTATTGTTTATCTGGGTAATGGGAACTGGAGTACAGGTGGAACCGCAGAAATGCCGTCAGAACTAGAAATAACGGACGCTTTGCAGGGTGCCGTAGGCACCGTATCGGTGTTGACGCCATGAGCTTTACTTACGATGAGCTAAAAACAGCCATACAAGACTACGCCGAGAACGATGAAACCTCTTTTGTAAACAATTTGCCTGTATTTATACGTCAGGCAGAGGAAAGAGTACTTAAAAACGTTCAGTTAAGTCTGTTTCGCAAGAACGTCAGTGGCAATATGACGCAGGCAAACCAGTATTTGGCTTGCCCTAGTGATTTTTTAGCGCCCTTTTCTTTATCTTTTGTAGATGCGGACAGTGATAAAACGTTTTTAGAGTTTAAAGACACGGATTTTGTACAATCTTTCAACCCGAACTCAGCAACAACGGGTAATCCACGGTTTTATGCTGTTTTTGACGTAAATAATTTCATTGTAGGTCCTACCCCGGACGCTGCAAGAGCCGTAGAGCTTCATTACTTTTACAGACCGGCTAGTTTAACCGCCGGAGCGGGCAGTGGGACAACATGGCTAAGTGAAAACGCTCAAATGGCCATGTTATATGGAAGTTTGGTTGAAGCGTATATTTATATGAAAGGTGAACCCGATATAATGGCGGCATACGATAAAAGATTTACTGAAGCAATGACGGGCATGAAGATGTTGGGTGAAAGCAAAGAGGTAACCGATGATTATCGTACAGGTATGTTGGTGAGGCCCAAACAATGAGTTCTGCTGCGTTTGATTTTAAAGTTGACGTACATACTACACAGCATAGGGGTTTTACTCCGGAAGAAACGGCTGAACGCTGCGCCAACAAGATTATTGCAATTAGTGACTCCGCCCTACCGGAAATACAGGCACAAGCACACGCCTTTCGCCAACACGTTGTAAAAGTTTTAGAATTTTACATGCGCGAAGCGATAAAAAGTGACAGAACAACTGTGTATAACGCAATAAATGATGCGGGGCACCCTGAACTTGCGGAACTAATTAGGAGACTGTAGATATGGCTTTCAATGGAAATTTCATGTGTACATCGTTCAAGAAAGAACTATTGTACGGTGTCCACGATTTTGATAATTCTTCTGGGGATACGTTTAAAATTGCGCTTTACACTAATAGCGCCTCGTTCACTGCGGCAACTACCGCATATACCACCAGTAATGAAGTAAGCGGAACGGGTTACACTGCGGGGGGTGGGGCTTTAACCAACGTCGATCCTACTTCATCCGGAACTACGGCACTTACGGACTTTGTAGACGAAACGTTCTCAAATGCCACAATTACGGCACGTGGTGCGTTAATTTATAACACCACGCCTAATACTACGTCGCTTTCGGTAACAAACCCGACTGTAGTGGTTTTGGATTTTGGCGCAGATAAAGCATCCACATCAGGTGATTTTACTGTTGTTTTCCCTACTGCCGATGCAAGTAACGCGATTATTCGGATAGCGTAATGGCAGGAATAACCGTCGCATTTAAGGGCTGGAATTCTTCCAGTCAGGCTTGGGGCGGCGGGACGTGGGGCGAAGACGTTGGTTTGCCAAACGCAACTGGCTCGG